TTAACTCAAATTATGGTGGAGTGTGAATTCAAATGATTTTTGATGGTATTGAATTTAAACCCTTGATGCATAAGATGCGTCACCTTCCTGATTATTATATCAGCGAATGTGCCAAGATTCTTAGTACTAAAAGAATAAAGGGGAAGGGTGTTCCAAAACTTCTGGATTATAAGAGAAAGCAAAGACTAGATCATCCTGAAAGGACTTACAAAAGACCTAATTCAGTTAACTTGAGTGTGGATGTGAGTCTGGGATTATTCCCAGAGTATGATTATGTTATGTCCACTAATGGAGCAGGACAAGTCAGCAAGAAACACTGTAAGGTTAATGTTAGATATCATAGAGCAGTCATGGAGTCGTGGAGACCTATGGATGAGTTTCCACCAGACAGATTAAAAGATTGTTGGAAAGATATACCAGAGGAAGCAAAACAATGGATTAGAGATTCTACTTATGTGGATCATGTTGATGCAGATACTTCTAATAATAATCTATCCAATTTGAGATGGTGTACTCCATTAGAAAATTCTAACTATAGGAAAAACAGCAAATGAGTAGAGAAATTCCTACAAAGGATTATATGCAAGCAGGTTGGGATAGTGGTCCTACTGGATCCCATCCATACAAACGTGGAAGTAGGCACAATAAAATTGGTATGTGGATCATGTGGACCTACTACGTGATATTTGCAGCTATGGTTGTTAGATTAATTTGGGTATTAAACACATGAGATTAACTTCAGAAATAATTAAAGAGATACAGTTGGCAATGGTGCATACCAAAAAGGATGGCACTGTTAACTGGAAAGATGGTGACGAGATAGATGTGTGTCTTGCTGGCACATTTGCTGGTGACAAGTTTATTACTATAATTAATAGGACACGTAGCAACACAACAAAACAATGATCATAGTTTACATTATCGTTGGTCTTCTCTTATTCTTATTTGGATGGGGAATCTATCTTACCTTTGGGCCTGGTGCAGAAGGTGTGAGAGATCCAATAGATGATCATGCTAAGATGCATGAGTTAGGTATAGCACATACACACAAAGAAAGATATGGCAAACTTAAAGACCCCTCTTAGATATCCAGGAGGGAAGTCTCGTGCCACTAAAAAGATGGCACAGTTTCTACCTGACATGCAAAGGTATAAACATTATCGTGAGCCATTCTTAGGTGGTGGGTCTGTTGCTTTGTATATGACACAGACATATCCTCACCTAGAGATTCATGTGAATGATTTGTATGAGCATTTGTATAACTTTTGGACACAACTACAAGACAAGGGAGATGAAATTGCGAAACAACTCACAGTACTCAAAAAGAAATACGACACCCAAGATAGAGCCAGACACCTATTTGCAGAGAGTAAAGAATACCTTGCTCAACGGCAGACTACGGCCTTCCATCGTGCTATCAGTTTTTATATTATCAATAAGTGCTCTTTTAGCGGTCTCACTGAGTCCTCGTCATTCAGTGCCCAAGCCTCAGATTCAAACTTCAGTCTACGAGGCATAGATAAACTACCTGAGTATCAGGAGTTGATACAAAACTGGAAGATTAGTAATGAATCTTATGAGAATCTTCTTACAGATTCTTCAGATACATTTGTGTATATGGATCCACCATATGATATTAAATCTAAGATATATGGTAAGAGGGGTGAGATGCATAAGACGTTTGACCATGATAAGTTTGCAGGAGATTGTGATGGACATACATCACACATGATGATATCATATAACAGTAGTCAGATTAATAAAAATAGATTTACAGATTGGAATGCTTTTGAATTTGATTTAACCTATACTATGCGTAGCACAGGTGACTATCTTAAAGACCAATCAAAACGTAAAGAACTTATCCTCACCAACTATGGCTTACAGCACGGAATACCCACTCAAAGATTATCTGAATTCGATCAATCTGACCAAGGAATACCTTCTGCAGCCTGAAGACCCAGGTTGGGAAAGCAAATATCCTCCTTACATTGTTAATAAATGTATGTCACATCACATGGATACTGTGATGTTTGCTAATGAAATGAATCGTCTTCCTCACCTAGATAAGAAACTACAGTATGATTTTTTTATAAATACCGTCAGGTCACGTAGGAGATTCTCTCCTTGGGACAAGAAACAGAAGATGAATGATTTGGATGTGGTCAAGCAATACTATGGTTATAGTAATGAAAAGGCTCGACAAGCATTAAATATTTTATCTCCTTCACAACTGGATTACATTAAAAACAAACTGAATAGGGGAGGAAGGAAATGAGTGAGGATCTTCAATGGTCTAAAGATGATATGATTCAGGTAACTCTTAAAGAGCCTGATGATTTCCTAAAAGTGAGAGAGACACTAACTAGAATTGGTGTAGCTTCTAGGAAAGAGAGAAAGTTATATCAATCATGCCATATACTACACAAGAAGGGTGACTATTTTATAGTACACTTCAAAGAATTATTTGCATTGGATGGTAAGAGAGCGAATTTATCAGACAATGATTTACAGAGACGCAATAGAATCATTCAATTACTTTCAGATTGGGGCCTAGTGGAGGTGGTTGATAAGACTAGCATTGCTGATGCAGCACCATTGAGTCAGATAAAAGTAATATCTTATAAAGAGAAGCTTGACTGGATACTGGAAAGCAAGTATAATATAGGTAAACGAAGGCAACCAACCGATGAAACATGAAGTAAAACTTTATGTAGCTGGACAGGTATTCATTGAAGAATGCCATGCTAGGAACTATGAAGAAGCAAGGCAAGTGGCTCTTGCTAGAAACCCTAACGCAACAGTTATCAGTGTAAATGCCAAAGTCGGTAATTGATTCTGGATGGGAGAAAGATTTCTCCTACCATACACAGTGGTTTAAGTCACCAGGGTATCTCTCTTGTGAGGTGCCTCGTGTTGTACGGGATGAATTATCTAGATCCATGGAAACTCATGGTGGAGACGCTAGGAGCACTCTTAGAGGACACTTAAAAGAAGAATGGCATCTGGATATAACACCAGAGGTTAAGAAATTTACTCGTTGTCTTGGGTATGAATATATAAAAAGATTTGGACTCCAACCTAGTATGGGTATGGCAGAGTCCATGAGAGATATTGATAAGACAGACCTTGAATTAAAAAGACTATGGGTAAATTACCAAGAGAAGTATGACTTTAATCCTTTACATATTCATTCAGGTTTATTCTCATTTGTTATTTGGGTGGCAATCCCTTACAACATGGAGGAGGAGCGTAAGAGATATCCTAACACTAACGGAAACGAAACAGCGTCCTTTATGTTTCAATACAATACAGCATTAGGTGGATTAGATACAGAGTATTTGTATGTAGATAAAACCTTTGAATGGAAGATGGTCTTCTTCCCTGCTCGTCTCAATCATGGAGTCAATCCATTCTATACATCAGACGATCATCGTATCTCAATATCAGGTAACGTATATTTAATTGATATATAGTAACAGTTAAGTATGGAAATATGGCTGAAGATACTACCTTGTTAGATGACGAGGTTAAAGAAGAACCTAAGAAGAAAGGACTCTTTGGTAAAGCTAAAGATGCTCTTCTTCCAGACCCTGAAGAGCAAGCAGCGATCATTAGTACAATGGTCAGGATCACTGTACTTGCCTGGTCTGGAGGAATATTGACTTTAAATTATGTTGCCATCCCAGGAGTACCGCAACAGAAAATAGATCCAACTTTCATAGCTTCGGTGTTCACTGGAGTTTTAGCTAGCTTCGGAATTCAGACAGCATCCAAGAAGGGTGATGGCACTATGAAGATGGATAAGAATGGTAATGCTGTTGGTCCTAATGGACAACCTCCTGTTACAGCACAAGATATTGAGGCAATCATAGCGAAAGCTGGACCAACTCAAACAATCAGAATCGAACAAGCACCTCTTAAGATAGTTGGTGTAACCGATACTGAAGAAAAACCCTACAAATTATAAGATCATGCAAAGAATAGTAAATGTTATCGCTCTTACAAGTGGCGTTATATCTTTCGCCGTCGTTGCTGCTGGCGGGTATCTATTTCTCAATAAGGATGCAATCGTCGATAACGTCAAAGGTCAAGTAATGGAAGCAGTCACTGGATCTCTTGGAGGTCTTGGTGGTGGTGCTCTTGGTGGTGGTGTCTCAGGTTTAGCACCTGATGCTCCTGCTGCTGATCCTGCTGCACCACAAGGCTCTACTATGGGTCTTCCTGTTCCTGGCGGATTCTAGTGGACGTACAAAAATTAGCAACCTACGGTACAGCAGTTGCTGTCGTAGGCACTGGTGGTATTGTCGGGGGCGGTCAAGTCCTTGACAATGTTAACGGTGGACCTCAGAAAAGAATAGAGGCACAAGCAACGGAACTTAGATTAATTGTTAGGGAAGAAGTTAGGTCAGCAATTAAAGAAGCATGGCCAAAGACTACTGGATATATAAAAGGTACACAACCTAATGGGAATTATAGGACTATAGTACCTAATGGAAATACAACAAATACCAATAAACAATAACACTATAATCACCCCTCATCAAAATGGGGTGCAGGTTAGGTTTATTAGAGGTATAGATAATCGTCTTATAAGAGTTAACACTCCTAACGTAAGACAGATAAGTGATCAACGTGTGTGGATGCAGTCAACACCAGTTACTAATGTACCTCAGGTACCTGTAACTACATTGGTAGGCACACCGATTATTAATATGCCTGGTTGTGTAAAGGTTAATAAGGAGAATGCAAAGAATCCAGTAAACAAAAATAAAATGCTGGTCAATGATGACCCTAAGCAGAATGTAGTTTTGTGTGATGGTGGTATGCCATACTATGAACCACCCAACTACGATGCCAGAGAGTTAACATGGCAGACTGTTTATATGGATCAAGAGGAAGACCAGAGTGGAATAGATACAGGTACTCCAGAGGTAGATGCACCAGAGACACCAGGTGCTCCCGAAACACCTGAAGAATATAAAGACCCTGAATGCCCTGGACCTTTAGAAGCTAGGTTAGGAGCAGTTGGACCTAATGAAAAAGAAAAGGTATCTGGACACGAGTTACAACCCGATCCAAATAACCTTAATAAAAAAATATGTGTGACCCTCTATGAGGATATTGGGGTAGTTGAACAGTATCTACCTAGTCCTCAGATTGTGACGACGACGGCGGTGATTGCGTCAGTGGCTGCGTCGTCTGCCCTACTTGCCAAACCCCTAGCTGATCTGCTGCTGAGGGTGGTGAAACCTGTTGTGAAGAAGGTGATTGGAAAGGTAAACGCCATCCTAGGAAAGACAACTTATCGTCCTTCTCGTTCTGAGGTTCTTGCTGATGAGTATCGGAAGAAGAAGGGACTACTTCCACTGAAGAAGAATCAGAAGAAGAAGCCTCTGAAGAAGTCTCCCCAAAGTTAGGTTGAGGTAGGTCGTGCTTGTGTGGTACAATCTTACCACCAGGATTAGTTACTACTACGTCAGCACATACAGCATGATAAGGTGAGGCAGGGTGGAAAAATATACCAGCCTTCTTGAGCTCACCACAATTTTTAAGTCTAGCTAATTCAAAGTCTAATCGTTTGTTAGATGTCAACTGAGTTTGATGTGCTATCTGAGCAGTTGCTGCTTGATGACATTGCTTTTGTAATTTTCTATTCATTGGTATAGACAGAGTAGCAGAGAGACCAACATTCAATGATTGGTTTGCTCTCATGTCAGTCCTTACTGGTTTAAACCAAGTAGGTGTCATGCTACCACCACTATTAACTACGTCAGGGACACCATCAGCACCATCTACATCTATTTCTATTTGCATGTCTTCCCCATCAGGGAACCATCTACTACCATCTGCCTTGGTTCTGGTGTCATACCAGTCTTCCCAAGGATAATTCTTTACAGTGACAGTCTGTTTAGATGTCTTACCTGAGACATCAGTCATATTATATTGTGGTTCATTATAAAAATCCTCCCAAGGATCCTTTCTGCTATCAGCAAACTGGACATAAGGAGTGACGTTTAATGTACTACCTTGACATGACACTCCACCACCGTAGGTGTTAGTGACGTATGGACCTTGTAAAACTTGTATTGCCTGGTTCGTTACTGAGCCAGAACTATTGGCGATTGGATTAGCTGTTGCACTTACACCCCCTACACCTTCCGCCAGTATGGCAGGGGCAGTCGCAAGTTGAGTTAGACATAAGACTATTGGGTAAAGGTACTTGTTGTGTCGGTCACGCTTGTTACGGTGGTGACTCTTTGTATGATCGTCTGATTCGTCATACCTGGTCCTTGATAACTTTGGGAAAATTGAAAGGCTTCTCCTGGCTCGTTTATCTGAAAATTGTTCACTGCTGAGAAATCCAAGTTGTCGAATGAACTTGTTACGCTTCCTGTGATTGTGTTCTCTCCTGTTGATCCAGGAGTTATCGTCACGGTTGATGTATTCACTGGGGGGTTGAGTGCTGCACCGTTGTTTTTGATGCCTACCCCTGTCACTGAGTATTCCCATCCTGTTCTATAGTCAATTGAATTTATTGTCTCTGTGACTGTACTTTCAGTCTCTGTGTGGCTCGTCATCGAGCCCTGTTGGAAGTTTGGGACCACGGGGACCGCCGATACAGGTACAGCACTTGCAAGTACAGTACCCACAGCGATCGCAAATGGGACAATCTTCTTCTTCATACTTATATATCACCTTAGCGAATGGTCAGTTCTGATACAAATTGGCCAGTAGCTGTAGTACCAGCTCCACCAGCCACTACCGTCAAAGCACCAGCAGACGTGACTGTCCCAGCCAAATTGCCTACGGTTCCAGGTGCAGATGATGATATTTGTGAGTAACCAAGTACGTCTCCTACATCAGCAGCAGTAGTAACAATACTATCACCAGTAGTTATGCTCTGAGTGAATGTGTATGCTTGTCCTTGAGTCGTTTGTGCTACATCAGGAAGAGCAAACGTTGCTACACCTGCTGTGCTGACAGCAGATATTCCACCTAGGTCACTAGCAGCACTACCACCAGAAGGTGTTATAGTAGTGCTGACACCAGACCCAGTTGTACTATACGTGTTGGGAGCTCTTGATACTGTTGTATAACCAGCGTCAACACTTAACTGTGTTGAACTAGATAGACGATGTGTTAGGTCGGCTTTTACAGGACTCACGGCAGATGCCATCCCAAGAAACATAATTATAGGAAATAATTTCTTCATACCTTTGACACTTTTACCTAGAACTATATAGGTAGAACAACCCCTCCAAAATAGGTACGGCATATACCATTTAAGTTTTCCTTTAGATGTGATTAAATAGTAGTGTCGCCGTAAGGGACAACACACTAAACCTAGCTTAATTAAGGAGGCTATTATGACTGGACTACAGAGATATCGTGCTGCTGATCTACCTCAGCTCATGGAAAAAATCCATAGAAACAGTATAGGACTGGATGACTACTTCCAACAATTCTTCGATTTGAATCAGAATAGTCAGTATCCACCATACAATCTTGTGCAAGTAAGCAACGTGGAATCACGTTTAGAGATTGCATTGGCGGGATTCAAGAAGGAAGAAGTAAAAGTCTTTACTGAGTATGGTAAGTTATTCGTACAAGGTGAGAAGGAAAAGAAAGAAGAAGAGAATGAGTATCTACATAGAGGGATGGCTCAAAGGTCATTCAATAGACAGTGGCAACTCTCTGATGATTCCACAATAAAGAATGTGACCTTTGAAGATGGTATGCTTATCATCACATTAGGTAAGATTGTTCCTGAGCATCATGCACGTAAGGAATTTTTATGATATAATTATCATATGAAATTTGAAGATTATTATAAGGAATTCTGTGAGGTCTTTGGGCATCCTCTATGGCATATGCCTATGATGTTGATCATTTTCTTTCTTGGTGTAGAAGTCATGCATGTAAATTATCATGCTGATGGAAACAAAGATGCTCATGGATTCTGCTCTCAGCAAGAGTTTGTTAAAGACATGCAAAGAGAGATTGATAATTACTAACCTATATAATACACAACAGAAGAGACCCCAAGGGTCTCTTTTTATTTGGAATATAAAATGAATGTTTATCTGAACTTAACCAAAACAAATTACGAAGGTGACAGCGACCTCTTGACAGTTGAGGTACCTTCGAGTTATACTGATGAACTGCTACGGCATGTCCGACCAATAGCAGAGGATAAAAATGTAAACGCTGAAAAAATCCTTAAAGATATTATTAAGGAATCTATTACTGAAATCGAAAGACGAAACTATGAGCGTAAGAATCGTAAGAACAAGAAACGGTGAAGATGTCATCGCAGATTTGTTTGAGGTCACCACAAAGGATGACCAGGAAAACGTTATTGGATTTCAATTAAGAAATCCTTATAATGTATGGGTTACTCAACCCTTTGATGCTGTCCAAGACAATGGAGAGATTCAAAAAATCACACAACCAGAACTTCGTTTTGAACCATACGCACCACTGCTCAAGGGTAATGCTATCATGCTTAAACTTGATGAAGTCATTAGTGCATACGAGACACACGATGAAGTCATTGCAAAATACAACGAACTAGTGGAGGCAACAAGTGGTAAAGGTAATCCTACTGAGGAACGGGAGTCTGACTGACTACCTAATAGGTAAAGTAACAGAGTTGGATGAGGAACCATCTGTTCTTATTGAAGAATGCTATCGTATTGTGGATGGTGTGTTGGAAGTATATCCTTTATATTCTGCACAACGTGATCTCTTCTTGACATCTGAGTCGATCTTTACTATAGTAGACCCATCTAAAGAAATGCTCGGAGAGTATCAGAAGATTGGCTAGTTTCTATACTAACATTCAACTCGCAGGTAATACTATTCTCTATCGTGGGTATGAGGACGGACAAAAAGTCCAGACTCGTACCCATTTTTCACCTGTACTATACTGCACTTCCAATAAGGAAGAGAAGTTTAAGACACTGGACGGTGAGAATGTAAAACCTATTCAATTTCAGAATCCAAAGGAAGCAAGGGAATTCATACAGAAGTATGAAGGTGTCCATGGCTTTAAGGTGTCTGGATATGAGAGATTCGTTTATCAATTCATTGCTAATGAGTTTCCTGGTGAGATTGATTATCGTATGGATCAGATGAAGATCTTTACGATGGACATCGAGGTTGCATGTGAGAATGGTTTCCCTAATGTTGCAGAGGCAGCAGAGGAAATGCTCTGTATTACTATTAAAGATCTAAATACTAAGGAGTTCTTTACTTGGTCTACTCGTGAGTTTGAGGCACCTGAAGGTGTTAAGTCTTTCATCTTTTGGAAAGAAGAAGAGATGCTCAAATCATTTATTGGATGGTGGGTTGAAAATACACCAGATGTTTTAACTGGATGGAATGTCAATCTATATGACGTACCATATATCTGTCGTAGAGTAGATAGGATTCTAGGTAAGAAGTGGATGAATTCCATGTCACCTTGGAATCGTGCCAATGAAAGAGAGATAACAATACAGGGACGCACGAATTATGCCTACGACCTATCGGGCATTAATATACTTGACTATCTTGATCTCTATCGTAAGTTTACTTACACCAATCAGGAATCATATCGACTTGAACATATTGCCACTGTGGAATTGGGTGAAGGAAAACTTGACCACAGTGAGTATGAGAATTTTAAAGACTTCTACACAAATGACTGGCAAAAATTTGTAGAGTATAACATCAAAGACGTTGAGCTAGTTGACCGACTCGAAGAGAAGATGAAACTGATAGAGTTGGCAGTTACTATGGCTTATGATGCTAAAGTAAACCTTGAGGATGTGTATTCACAGGTAAGAATGTGGGACACAATGATATATAATTATCTCAAGGATAGAAACATTGTTGTGCCACCACGCAAGGGAGCAAAGAAAGATGAAAAGTATGCAGGAGCCTATGTCAAAGAGCCTAAACCAGGTTTATATGATTGGGTCGTCAGTTTTGACCTTAACAGTCTGTACCCTCATCTCATCATGCAGTACAACATCAGTCCCGAAACCCTCTGTGACACCAGACATCCTAGTGCCACAGTTGAAGGACTGCTTAATAGAGAAATCGGGATCGCTGGAGATTACGCCGTGTGTGCCAATGGAGCACAATACCGCAAGGACATAAGGGGATTCCTACCTGAAATGATGGAGACTATTTACAATGAGCGTACGATATATAAAAAGAAAATGCTCGCTGCCAAGCGGGACAATGAAATTCACCCAACTGAAAAACTACAAAGAGATATTAGTAAATTCAATAACATCCAAATGGCTCGAAAGATCCAACTCAACTCGGCTTATGGTGCCATTGGAAATCAGTACTTTAGATATTATAACTTATCTAACGCTGAGGCAATTACTCTTAGTGGGCAGGTATCGATACGGTGGATTGAGAATAAAATGAATGTGTACCTTAACAAGGTACTTAAAACTAAGGAGGTAGATTATGTTGTTGCTAGTGATACCGATAGTATTTACTTGCATCTCGGTCCTTTGGTACAAAGTGTATTCAAGGGGAGAGAGGTTACTAATGAAAAGATCGTTAATTTCCTCGATAAGGTGTGTGATGTGGAATTGGAAAAATATATTTCGAGTTCTTACCAAGAGTTGGCCGACTACGTTGCCGCCTACGACCAAAAAATGTTCATGAAAAGGGAGACCATTGCCGAGAAAGGTATATGGACTGCTAAGAAAAGATACATTTTAAATGCGTGGGATATAGAGGGTGTCAGGTTTGAGAAACCTAAGTTAAAGATGATGGGCATTGAAGCAGTTAAGTCTTCTACACCAGGTGCCTGTCGTCAGAAGATTAAGGATGCTCTTGAAGTTATTATGAATAAGGATGAGGAGGAGACCCAGAAATTTATAGCAGATTTTAGGGAGCACTTTAACGAGTTACCTATCGAGGACATTGCATTCCCTAGGGGCTGCAATAATCTAAATAAGTGGGCGAACCCAGCCACTGTATATTCTAAAGGCACCCCGATACATGTGCGTGGTAGTCTCTTGTACAATTTCTATATCAAGAAAAACAAGCTGACGCATAAGTATCCATTAATCCAAGATGGTGAGAAGATAAAGTTTGTTTATCTTAAGACACCTAATAAGATTAATGAAAATGTTGTTTCATTTTTCCAAACCTTCCCGAAGGAGTTGGCACTTGACAAACAGGTGGACTATGACCTACAATTCGAGAAGAGTTTTCTTGAACCAATTAAGGTCATCCTTGAGAAGATAGGTTGGAAGCCAGAAAAAACTGCTAGCTTGGAGTTCCTATTCGGATGACCACATACATTGTAGAATATAAGAAAGCTTTTGGTGCTGGTGCAATGCCAGATGAGAAAGAATTCTTTGATAAATCAGAAGCAGAATGGTTTGAAAGAGCCATGAAGCGAAACAATTTTATAACAAAATTATTTAAAAAAACACCATGAATTTTTTGAAGGATGTAGCCAAGGAGATTGATAATGAATACGCTGCTCTCGTTAGCGATGGTGTGTCTGCTGGTGACACTAGCGGTTATATCGATACAGGTTCGTACATCTTTAACGCCCTTGTCTCAGGAAGCATCTACGGAGGTGTTCCAGGGAATAAGATCACAGCTATTGCTGGTGAGTCGAGCACAGGCAAAACTTATTTCTGCCTTGGTATTGTACAGCATTTCCTCGAACATAATTCTGATGCTGGCGTTATATATTTTGAGTCTGAAAGTGCCTTAAGTAAGGACATGATTGAGTCAAGAGGTATCGATGCAAGTCGTATGCTTATAGCACCTGTTACTACTGTGCAGGAGTTTAGACTACAATCAATTAAGATTTTGGATAAATACTTAGCACAAGATCCAAAGGATCGGAAACCCCTGATGTTTGTTCTTGACTCTCTTGGTATGCTCAGTACCACCAAGGAGATTGAGGACAGTGAAGCAGGTAAAGAGACACGTGACATGACTCGTGCTCAAGTTGTAAAGTCAATATTTAGAGTCCTTACTCTTAAATTGGGTAAGGCGAATGTCCCTCTATTAGTTACAAATCATACCTACGATGTGGTCGGCAGTTATATCCCAACTAAAGAAATGGGAGGCGGTAGTGGCCTCAAGTACGCCGCAAGTACAATCATTTATCTCAGCAAAAAAAAGGAAAAGGATCAGAGCGAGGTTGTTGGAAACCTTATCAAAGCTAAGACGGCTAAGGCAAGACTCACCAGAGAAAACAAAGAAGTAACAACGAGGTTATTCTATGAGAAAGGTCTGGACCCCTATTACGGATTACTTGAATTGGGTGAGAAGCATCAAGTATTTAAGAAGGCAGGGAATCGCTATGAAATGGGGGAGAAGAAGGTTTATCCAAAGGCAATTATGGATAATCCTGAACAGTATTTTACCCCAGAAATAATGCAAGCATTAGATGAGTGTGCTCAGAAGGAGTTTAAATATGGTAACTAAACTAGAAGATTATATCAGGTGCTATGACAATGCTGTAGACCCCTCATTGTGTCAAAAAATAATTAGAAAGTTTGACCTTGACTTTGAACACCATGAGATGATAGACAGAGAGAAACGTCCATCGTTTACTGAGCTTAATATTACTAAGAGATTCCATGCTAAAGACCTGGAGTGGCATGAGTATCAGTTTAATTTACAAGAAACCCTTATCAATTTTGTCCAGATATACATGGATGATTTGGATTTAGGTCCAGACTTCCCTGCTAAGTATGCTTTTGAAGAGTATAGACTCAAGAAGTATAGTAAAGTAATTGATGAGTTTAAAGACCACGTTGATGTCCAAGACCATTCATCTGCTAGAAGATTTCTAGTAATGTTTCTTTATCTCAATGATGGATTTGATGGTGGTACCACATCTTTCCCTAAATTGGGACTAGACATTGAGCCAAAATGTGGTAGACTGTTGATATTCCCACCTACATGGATGTTCCGTCATGCTGGTAGACCAGTCCTTGACAGTTCCAAATACATTGTTGGATCCTATCTTCATTACCTATGAGTATTGAAACTACAATTATCAATAACCTTGTCTTTAGTGAGAGGTATTGTAGAAAAGTCCTGCCTTTTATTAAAGAGGATTACTTCACATCTAATGGATGTAGAATTATATTCTCCATAATCCATAAGTATTTTTCTGAGTATGATTCTCTCTCTACTCCTGCTGTATTAACCATTGAAGCAGACAAGAGAGATGACTTAAATGAGGAAACATATAAGGAAGTTAATAATATTATACTGGAGTTAAAGGATGAAAAGAGTGACTTCCAATGGATCACAGACACAACTGAGAAGTGGTGTCAAGAGAGAGCAATCTATATCTCTCTTATGGCCTCGATTAAGATTGCAGATGGTAAGGACTCTAAACAAGATAGGGGTGCTATACCCTCTATCCTCAGTGGAGCTCTTTCTGTATCTTTTGATAGCCATATCGGTCACGATTACATTTCAGATGCCTCGTTAAGGTATGACTTCTACCACCAACGTGAGGAAAAAATTCCTTTCGACCTGGAATACTTCAACCGTATCACAAAGGGTGGTCTTCCTAACAAGACTCTTAATGTTGCTCTTGCAGGTACTGGTGTGGGTAAGTCTTTGTTTATGTGCCATTGTGCTGCGGCTAGTTTACTTCAAGGTAAGAATGTTTTATACATCACAATGGAGATGGCTGAAGAAAAGATTGCGGAACGTATTGATGCAAATCTTTTAAACGTCCCTATTCAACAGTTGCAAGACCTACCAAAGGTTATGTTTGAGAATAAGGTCAACAAATTAGAGAAGAAAACGCAAGGAAAGTTAATTATAAAAGAGTACCCTACTGCATCTGCTCATGTAGGACATTTTAAATCGTTACTAAATGAGTTATCTCTGAAGAGAAGTATCAAACCAGATATAGTTTTCATAGATTACTTAAATATTTGTGCCTCTCAGAGGTATAAAGGATCCATTGTCAATTCATATACTTATGTTAAAGCGATTGCTGAGGAACTTAGGGGGTTGGCTGTCGAAGCTAACGTCCCGATCGTTAGTGCTACTCAAACTACTCGTGCTGGTTACGGTTCTACTGACGTTGACCTTACTGACACGTCAGAGTCTTTCGGACTCCCTGCTACTGCTGACCTTATGTTCGCTCTCATATCTAGCGAGGAGTTGGAAGGTATGAATCAGATAATGGTTAAGCAATTAAAAAATAGATACAATGACCCTACTATGAATAGGAAATTCTGTGTAGGGATTGACAGATCTAAGATGAGGTTGTATGATATAGAGGATGCATCATCAGGTTTAGTTAATTCTGGACAGGATGAGCAAGACAAACAAGCCGAGGTAGAACTCGTCAAAAAATTTAACGACAAAAAAACATTCGCAAATCTTAAGTATGATTGATTTTGATAAGTACACTCATTTCGTGGATGCTGTCACATCCGATTCCTCTAAGGATTTTGTCGCTCTTGCTGACCGTCTGGGTCAACTTGACAGAGAAGGTGCCAATATTGAACGTCTTACCACTGCTGGCGTTGGGCTTGCTGCTGAGTCTGGCGAGTTTCTTGAGATTGTTAAGAAGATGGTGTTTCAAGGTAAACCTTGGAATGACGACAATAGAGAGCATCTTATTATTGAGTTGGGTGACGTTATGTGGTATGTGGCACAAGCTTGTATGGCTTTGGACGTACCTTTCGATGACGTTGTACGAGGTAATGTTAAGAAGTTAGAGAAGAGATATCCTGGTGGAAGTTTCAGTATAGATAAATCAGAAAACAGAGCAGCAGGAGATAGATAGATGCCATTATTTTTAATCGTTTTAGGTGCATCATCAGTTGGTGCTGCCATTGCACTCTATATACTTCGTATATACGACGACCCTAATACATGAACTTTCTTGAAGGGAAGATTGCAGATACCAGGAAACGTATCGCAGAGTTGGAGCTCTTGATAGCATCTTGGGAAAAACTACTAGCTAACAAAAAGAATGAGCAAGATTGATACGCAGGGTATGGGAGCACCTATGTCTCCCGAAGACCTTGCTAAATGGAAAGCAGCAGGTGGTCATAAGCAGGAGTATAAACCTGCTATCATAACACCAAGAAGATTATTTACTGAGACTTTTGTTAAGGAATTAAAAATCCTTATCAATGAAGTATTAGATGAGAGAGATTATAAGAAGAAATTAGAAGGACCGTATGATAACCCAGAACCTTTGGGACCATCATACTTTGATGTTGAGCACTTTAGATATCATGTTGGAGAAGAGGAGCCACCTTACGAGAGATAAATAGTCCGTGGAGACCTGCGAGAACTAATGGGACTAAGTGCTACCTTAGCTAAGGATATTGATAAGATATTTACTAAAGATATTGATATAGCAGAAACATATTCTTCTATATCTGGGACTGATAGTAAAGAAATTGATGCCTTTGATACCAAGAATATTGGTAAAGGTAATCAATTTATGTTGAACCTTCATACTGA